CCATCGGCGCCATCACTGTCAACGGCTCGGGCGTCGGCACTTCGATGGCATCCGCTGCGGCGATGGTCGCATGGTTCACTACCATGAAGAACCGTCTCTCGCAGATGGCCTACCATGTGAACAAGCTCATGGTAGCGACGGGCACCACGCCTCTCGTGGACAGCCTGGCTGTCGACGGAAGCACGTCGCTGACGTTCTCCGACGTGACCGTTATCTCCGGCACGGCGACGGGCGCAGACACGGGCGACAACGCGATTATCAAGGTGTCCGACTTCAACGCCAAGATGCAGCTGATCGCGGACGGCGTCAAGGAAATCGCCACCAAGCTGAACGCCTGCCGTTCGGCTACGGGCGGCGTGATGGGCGCCTACGCGCGGGAATAGCACTTCGCATGAGCGGCGGTCTTCGGATCGCCGCTCTTCAAAGCGCTATCATAACGAAGGGACGATTACATGGCCGACAAAGAGAAAGTCCTCGCTGCTCTGCAGAAGATGGACGTCAATAACGACAATCATTGGACTGTTAGCGGCGAGGCGAAACTCGAAACGCTAAAGTTCATGCTCGGCGGTGAAATGATCACCCGAGACGAGCTCAACACCATCGCTCCCGGTTTTAGCCGGGATGCCATGCGGGCGTACCTCGCCAATCAGGCGGCCCCGAAAACGGAGGCAGGCAATGGCGGACAAGCGCCCGCTCCCGCCGTCGCGGGAGCCGGAACCGACGACAAGCCCGATGACGAACCCGAACAGCCGGAAGTGGCAGTCGGAAACGCCGATCGAGAAGCTGAAATCGAAGCGCTGGCCAAGAAGGTCAATCTCGCGAATGAAGAGATTCAGCGCTGTCAACGGGTTCAAGCGGAAATGAGCGAACGGATCGCTGTGCTCCAGCGAGACGTCCAGCAGGCGCAGAGCGCACTCAACAAGATCGCTCCGCCGCCGACCCATATCGAGACCATCCAGGGCTATCTCTCAACCAACAAGCGCCTGATGAAGAGGCGCGGCGAGGCGCGGCGCGCTGTGGTCAACAGCGGTGTGAGTCTTTCCGCACTTAGCGCTGCGATCCAGCCTTCGGCTCTCGATCAGGCCTTGCGGGAACGTCCGCGCAACCGTTAGAGGTACGTCATGGATAGCCGTCGTAAGATAGCGCAGAACCTTAGCGCGTTTGCGGCGGCTATCGCATCCCCCGTATCCATTGACGTGGTTGCTTTTCCGTGGCGAGCTAACGCACGGATGGCTATCTCGTTTAGCGCCAATACAGTAGCGGGTGATCTAACTGTTCTAGTTAATGAGCGGGAATTCAGTGTCCCGACATTGGCTGCAAACGTCATTCATCGCATGGACTACATCGAACGTGGGCGAAAGATCGCCTATACTTCAGATGTACCGGGTAAGCTTAAAGTCTACGTCCTCGACCAGTGGAACCGTGCGTTCCTCGTGGCGCAGAATCCTTAGAGGTGGCCGATGGCTGCGCAATTTGAAGTCGAAGACGGCACTGGATTAGCAGGCGCTAATTCCTACGCATCTGTCGCAATGGCCGATCAGTATTTCTTGGATCGAGGCGTCACTGCGTGGGCGTCTATTGCGGAAGCCCAAAAGAAAGCTGTTCTGGTCCAGGCTACCGATTATATCGATCAGCGGTATGGCGCACGCTTTATCGGCGCCCGGGCCACCGATACACAAGCGCTTGAATGGCCGCGCGAATACGCGGGCAACTATGCCGACGACGTTGTGCCGACCCCTTTACAGCGTGCTTGTGCGGAGTATGCGCTTCGTGCGAACGGCAACCCGTTAGCTCCCGATCCGAAGATCGATGCTGCGGGCGTTCCAATGGTGACCACAATGCAGAAAGCTGGTCCGGTGGAGCAGCGTTTCGCGACTGCGGCCGGTTCTTCCAATTCTGCGAGCCCTGTTTTGCTTCGACCCTATCCGGCTGCGGATATGTATCTGCGTGATCTTGTTTACGATGGTGGTGGAGTTATTCGGTGAGTTTTTGGGACGAGATGCGAGCGGGTGCTAATTCGACTGTGGAAGCCCTCCAGTCGACTACGCTCCGTATTGTTCGTTCCACAACCGTGCTTCAAGACCCGGAAGATGAATATACGCCTGCCGTCGATCCTACAAACGAGCAATACGATCTCGCCGTTGTAGTCACAGGTGTCACAAAAGAATATGTCGATAACGAGTTAGTGATCGGCAGCGATAAGATGATTATTGCCGACGCTTATGCTTCACTTGTCGGAGAGGATGGTAACGCTGCTCCTGCGCTATTTGAGCATTCGATAAAGGACAATTACGTCCTTGGTGGAATCACACAGAGGGTGAAGAAAATTGAACGCATTCCGGCAGACGGGCCGGCAGTGATGTTCTTAGTCTTTATTGCAGGCTAATGGTCGGCTTCAAATCCGATATCGTTCAATGGGTGTCCAAGGTCGGCAATCGATTGGAACAAGTTCCGATCGTATCGTCCAAAATCCTATTGCACGATGTGCGTATTCCTGTAAAGGAAGGCGGCAATATGCCCGTGCTTACAGGAAATCTGCGTAATTCAGTAGAGGTTAGCTTTACAGGCGCGCGAGCGGCTGATAAGATACTCGATCCGAAGAATCCTCTTATTGATCCGACAAGTCGTCTGCATGTTAAGCTGGAGAATGCAAGAATAGGACAAACCATCTCGATTTTCTTCCGGGCTATTTATGGTCCGCGAATGGAGCTTAAATACGCCTTCGTCCGTCTTTCTGGACAAAGATGGTCACAGCTTGTGGATCAAGCCGTAGCTCGGGTTAGGAAGTTTACGCCATGAGTGTTTACCCTGAAGAAGCTATCGAGATGGTGCTCTTCGCGAAGGCGAATACCTATTCCGGGAGCATGCCTCTTATCTTTCCGAACGATATCCAGCCCAAGCCGGCCGATCTTAGCGGGCATTGGATCGTCACGCACTTTCGTAACGGGAATGTTCCTTATGCGTTAGAGGGTGATGGCGATACGCAGACGCTCGGCATGCTCCAGTTCTTAGGGCACTTCCCTCTTGGTGAAGGTCCGAACAAGGCGCGCAAGCTGGCTAGCGAAATTGTCGAGCTCTTTTGGAATCCCCCAAATTTGTCCTTGTCAGGGCACGGTGTTCGTGTTAGGGTCTCGAAACGTCCGGTCCTGGGGACTGGCCTTCCACTTGACACTTCATATGCGGTGCCGGTCAGCATCTTTTATGAAGTGTTTATTTAACCTCAGGAGATACCGATGGCCGACACACTGAAGAATCGAAAGCTCTACATCGCTGTTACGGGCGACTCCGGAGCCGACCTCTACACGCCTCTCGTTTGCCCGACCGATCTGAACCAGGCCGCCTACGAGGCGCTCGACTGGACGCAGGTCAAGCACGTCGGCTCGATTGGCGAGACGGGCACGAAAGACAATATCGTGTCGTACGATGAACTCGACTCCGACGTGACGCCCAAGGGCAAGGGCATCAGCAATGCCGGTGATCCTCCGATCGAATGCGCCCGCAAGGCGAGCGACAACGGTCAGAAGGCGATGCGGACGGCTGGCGCCACGAAGCACGTTTATGCCTTCAAGGTCGTCGATGACGACATGCCCTCGGGCGGCACGAACGGAACGACGTACTACAACCGTGGCCTGGTGGGCGGTCCGTCGAAGCCGAACGGCCGTCAGGAGAACTTCAATCTGGAGATTTACACGCTCGGCCTCGTCCAGCGTGAGATCACCGTCGAGGCCGCCTAAGGGCGGTCTCGACTAACCGATAGGAGGCCACGATGGCAGATACACTCAAGGGGCGCAAGCTCTACGTTTGCGCTACACCGCAACCCGATGAACTGGACAAGGCAGGGTACGTTGCTCTGACTTGGGTCCAGGTGAAGGGTGTCGGCTCGATCGGTGAAACCGGCACCAAGGATAACATCGTCAGCTATGACGAGATGGATTCCGACGTCACTCCGAAGGGCAAGGGTATTTCGAACGCGGGCGATCCGCCGATCGAGATGTCGCACAAGCCCACGGACCCCGGGCAGATCGTCATGCGCGTTGCCGGTCTGACCAAGGACGTTTATGCGTTCAAGATCACCGACGGCGACGCTGCGGCCGGATACAATCCGACCACTTATTACAACCGCGCGGTCTTGGGTGGTCCGAGCAAGCCCAATGGGCGGCAGGAGAATTTCAATCTGGAAGTCTACACTCTCGGGTGTGTCCAGCGCGAAATCACTGTCGATCCGGAAGCCCTCTCGGTTCCCGCCGCTGTCACCAACGATCTGCCCGCTATTAGCGGACTTGCCGATGCCAGCTCCGGTCTGCTGACCATCGTCTATCCGGGCGGCTGGACCAACAGTCCGACCGGCTACGATTACAAGTGGCAGAAGGATACGGCAGGCGATGGCACGCCTATCGATATCGGAAGCCAGACGGCGGTGACCTACGGTCCGCACACGGGCCAGACCACCAACCGCATCCGGGCGGGCGTTCGCGCGAAGAACAGCGCAGGCAACGCATCCGGATACGTCTATTCGTTCTGGTCGCCCGCAACGGTCGCCTAGTACGTCAACCGAGGGTGGCCGCTTGTGGTCACCCTCTTTATCGCAGGAGAATGACAAATGGATATCGCTGCCGTAGTCGTGTACGAACACGTTCACGAGCTCAAGGTGACTTTCCCGAATAGCGACCGATATCTCGGTCTGCGGATGGGTATCCGCAATGCGTCGTCGGAAGCCTCGAAGGCTGCGATGCGCAGGCAGGAGAACGAGCGGCAGAAGAGCAGCCGCAACAAGCAGAAGAAGATGTCTGCTGAAGTCCAGGAGCAGAACGAGCTTGAGCTCACTGCCGCCACCATCGCCTGGTGGAAGTGGGAAAAGGGCGATCCGTCCGAGAAGTCGAAGGCCGCTATGGCGTTGGCTCGCGCGGCTGGGAAGAGCGACGACGAGATCGCCGCTCTGGACGATTCCAGCGTAGCGCAGTACAACGGCGCTCAGCCCGAGTTGAGCATGCCTGTCGCCGTCGAGATTCTCGACAAGGTCTCGTTCATCTACGCGCAGGTCAAAGGTGCGTCGATCGACGTGGAAAATTTTATGACGAACGGCTCAGCAGGCTAAGCGAGTTCCTCTCGCAGCTTGTAGAATTTGATTCTCCGGTCGCGTCCGATCCACAAAATCGGACGCGACGTCAGATGCACATAGCGTTTGACGAGGCAGAATTAAATCCTGAGCCGGTGGAACTTGAAGAGGGTGATGAATACTATCTCGACTTGTTCCAAAGCATCTCTGCGTTGCGGCTGTCCAGCACAGGTGGATTGAATCCGATACAACCTGACCAGATCACGGCATGGGCTAATCTGTTAGGAAGTAGCTTGACACGGTCCGAGGCGCGGCTTATACTCGATATCGACGTCAGATTTCGCGCGGCTGTCAACCGCGAATACGAACGGAATAGGCCCAAGACGTGACCGATATCGCCAGCCTTGGTTTCGATATTGACACTCAACCTTTGGCTCGGGCTAATACCGAGTTGATGACGTTGGTGCGCAATGCGACCCAGGCTGAGCGCGCTGTGGATGGCTTGTCGAAGACCTTGACAGGCTTTGGCGCTCGTTCTGCGTCCAACATCAACGCAGCGTCGACTGCATTCCGTGCTGTGGGCGGAGCGGCCTCGTCTGCCGCATCTACTGTCAACACTGCTAATAGCAGCATGGCTAATAGTGCCACCGCTGCGGCTACTGCTCAGGGTAATGCTGCGGCTGCGGCACAAAGGGCAGCGACTGCGCAAAGCGCTGCGGCGGCTGCTACCAATGCGGCGGCGGCTGCTAATAACCGTCTCGCTGCGAATACAAACGCGGTAGGAGCTGCGCATCGGGCTAGCGCCGGTCATGTGAACAATT